AGAATTGAAACAGACGGCGCAAGCGTCACCGTTAGCGAATACGATGACGGCGTATGGATTAGCGTCAATCGCCATTGCGCGTACACCAGCGCAGGTCTCACCCGAGCGCAAGCAATCAAACTGCGTGACGGGATCAACACTCTTTTGGAGACAGCAGATGCAACACAGTAACATCGTCGGCGGCTCGACCGCCAAGCGCGTCATCAACTGCCCTGGCTCTGTAGTCTTGGTGCAGAAGATGCCTCCCAAGCCCTCCAGTGAACACGCAGACCGTGGCACATTGCTACACAACGCCATCAGCGCTATTCTTGAGGACATGAACTTTGATGTGATCGGCACGACTTACGAAGGCCAAGTGCTGACGCAAGACTTGTATGATGAGAAGATCGTGTCCGCACTTTCTTTACTGGATGAAGTAGACCCCAACAAGGAGATGATGTATGAAGTGGAGACTCGCGTTGGTTTTGGCAATCTCTTGCCTAACGTCTTTGGTTCTACTGACCTTGTTGGTAGGATTGGTGATCGCGCTATCGTCTTGGATTGGAAATTTGGCGACGGTGTTGTGGTTGATGCTGTAGAGAACGAACAATTGATGTTCTACGCGGCTGCGGCCATGCGTACTGACGCCGCCAAGTGGGCGTTTGAGGGCGCAACCGAGATCGAGTGCATCATCATCCAGCCGCCCATGATTAAGCGTTGGGTGACCACCAAGGAACGCATCGCACAGTTCGAGCGTGATCTGGTCAAGGCCGTGCAAGTCGCACAGTTGCCTGACGCCAAACTGGCCACTGGTGACCACTGCCGTTGGTGCGCGGCCAAGCCGGTGTGCCCACAGATGACTGGCGCAGTAGACCGCGCATTGCAAACGCAATTGAAAGAGTTAGACATTACAATGCTCAGTCAGTATCTCAAAAATGCTGAGATGATTGAAAGCTGGATCAAAGACCTGCGCGATCTGGCGGTTCAGTTGTTAGAAAAGTCGATGCCTGTACCTGGTTACAAACTGGTCGCTAAGCGCGGTACAAGACAATGGGTCAGCGATGATGAAGCTGTTATTGTTATGAATGTAGCAGGGATTGACCCGTATAAAGAACGTGAAGTGATTTCGCCAGCAGCCGCTGAGAAATTACTCAAAAAGAGCAAGTTGACATTGCCACCCGAACTTGTGGTGTCAGTGTCTTCAGGCACAACATTGGCAAGCGAGGACGATCCTCGCCCAGCAGTGTTGCAGTTGAGTGGCCTGACGGCTGCTCTTTCTAAAATCCAATGAAAGTTAAAAATGCAATTGACTACTTTTTCTTCGGCAAATCTGCCAGCAGTTTCTTCTTTGTCTACATCGCTTCGCGCTCTTGAAAAAGACGTAGGCCCAGCCGGTAACGTCATCCTGAAAATGGACAAGACAGGCCACTGGGTCTTTGGTGCGGATCAGACAGAAGTCGAGGCCGAGTCCCTTTGGGCGATCAACCCTTTCTCTTTTATCCACGGCTTTATTGCTTGGGGTGACGGCGAAGTGTTGGGCGAAAAGATGGTGGGCGTCGCTGAACCGTTGCCTGAACTTGAAGCCGCGCATAAGGACGCCAAGCGTGGTTGGGAGACTCAGATCGGGATGTCTTTGAAATGCACCACAGGCGAAGACAAGGATATGGAAGCGCGCTTTACAACCACTTCGGTGGGCGGTAAAAAAGCGGTTCAGGCGTTGGGTGTGGCCATTGCTACGCAAGTAGATAAAGACCAAGCTAAGCCTGTTGCTATTGTGAAACTCAAAAAGGATCACTATCAGCACAAGTCCTACGGCAAAATCTACACGCCAGTGTTTGAGATTGTTGAGTGGGTTGGCCTTGATGGTGCGCCGGTTGAGGAAGTTGAGCCAGAAGCGCCAGCATCAGCCGGTCGTCGTCGTCGGTCTGTTTGATGACTCTTTGGGTTGACTTTGAAACCCGTAGCGCCTGCGACCTAAAAACCGCAGGCGTTTACAACTACGCGCAACACGCCAGCACCGAGGTGCTGTGTATGTCTTACGCCTTTGACGATGAAGAAGTGCAGACTTGGGTAAGTGGCCCACTACCTGACTTCACAGGTCACATAATCTACGCCCACAACGCGGCGTTTGAGCGTTTGATGTTCTGGTATGTTCTCCAGCAGAACTACCCTCTTGAATCCTTTTACTGCACGGCGACCCAAGCCCGTGCCAACTGCGCGCCTGGTGGCCTAGAAGATGTGGGGCGCTTTGCTGGCGCGGCCATGAAGAAAGACCACCGTGGTGCCCAACTAATCCGACTGTTGAGCATACCCAAGTCCGATGGTAGCTTCAACAACGATCCGACCCTGATGGCCGAGATGGTTGCTTACTGCGAACAAGATGTAAGGGCCATGCGTGCGGTCAGCAAGGCTATGCGGCCACTTAGTCCAGATGAACTGCTTGACTACCACGTCAACGAGCGCATCAATGATCGTGGCCTGATGGTGGACGTGCCCTTGTGCCGAGCCGCCGTCAAGTACGCTGGCGCTGAGATGGACGAAATCCAGAAGATCGTGGCCGAAGTGACCGAAGGCCAGATTACCAGCGTGCGCTCGCCGAAGATGCGCGAGTGGGTGCTGGAGCGCGTCGGCCCTGAAGCCAAGAAGCTGATGTGGACGGGCGAGAAGTATTCCATAGACAAAAACGTGCGAGCGAATCTGCTTGCGATGGAGAACCATGATGAAGTCCCGCCGGATGTTGCCGAAGTTATACAGTGCGCCGATGACCTCTGGGCGTCGAGTGTTGCGAAGTTCAGCCGCCTTGCAAGTTTGGCAGACGAGGAAGATGCCCGAGTTAGAGGTGCCTTTGTTTTTGCTGGAGGCAGTGCAACAGGGCGCGCTTCGTCCTATGGCGCTCAAGTCCATAATCTCCCGCGTAAAAGCGCTAAAGACCCCGAATCCGTCCGCACAGCAATGGTTCGAGGCCATGAGATCGTGCCACGATTCGAACAACGCATTACAGACGTTCTGAAGAAGATGCTTCGCCCTGCTATCGTGGCAGCGCCTGGCAACGTTCTGATTGCCTACGACTGGTCGGCCATCGAAGGCCGCGTGCATCCGTGGCTGTCCAACTGCCCAGCAGGTGAGATCAAACTGGATGTGTTCCGGTCGGGTCTTGACCCGTACAAGGTCAACGCCACGGCGACGTTCCGTGTGGCCTATGACGACGTGACGGGTGACCAGCGACAGGTGGGCAAGGTGCAAGAGTTAGCGCTGGGTTTTCTGGGAGGGGCTGGCGCGTTTGAAGTGTTCGGGCGCGTCTACGGTATCCACCTGTCCACGGGCGAGGTTGCACGGGCGGTCGAGGGCTGGCGTAGGGCAAACCCTTGGGCTATGCACCACGGCACGCAATTGGAAGGCGCGTACCTGCGCGCTATGAGAAACAAAGGGCATGAATTTGCTGCGGGAAGAATTGTGTACTTGTTTGATGGCCAGACTCTTTGGTACAGTCTTCCTTCTGGTCGGGTATTGTGCTACCCCAACGCCAAATTCGACGAAGAAGGCAACGTGACATATACCAAAGCAGCTTGGAAGCCTGCCGCCGATGCGACAGAGTGGCCTCGCGCCCGTCTATGGCGTGGGCTGGCTTGTGAGAATGTCGTGCAAGCGACCGCCAATGACATCCTACGCTACGCCCTGAGACAACTGGACGGTGTGATCGCACACGTCCATGATGAAATCGTCGTCGAGTGCCCCGAATCTGAGGCAGAATCGACAGCCGCACATATCCATAAGATCATGTGTACGCCGCCTGCATGGGCAAGTGGCCTGCCATTGGCCGCTGAAGGTGTAACAACTAGGAGATATTCGTGAAACACGTCATAGGGCTAAGTGGGGGCAAAGACTCCACCGCGTTGGCGCTGCGTTTGATGGAAGTCGAACCCCGCGAATACGAACTGATTTGCAACGCCACGGGCAACGAACTGCCAGAGATGGTTGAGCATTGGGCTAAATTGGAACGCATGATGGGCTTGCCTATCAAGCGCGTCGGGCACTCGACCGACCTGTATGGCCTGATCGACCAGATGCAAATGCTGCCAAACTTTCGCGCCAGATGGTGTACACGCATATTAAAGATCGAACCTACGATTGCCTACTTTGAGACACTGCCCGAAGGGTCTGTCTTATATGTGGGCTTGCGTGCAGATGAAGAAGCGCGGCGCGGCATCTACGGTGAAGACATGAAAATCCGGTTTCCCATGCGTGAGTGGGGCTGGAAAGAAGAGGACGTGTGGACGTACTTAGGGCAACGTGAAGTGACGATCCCGCGCCGTACCGATTGCGCCGTGTGCCCTTACCAACGTTTGGGCGAATGGCGTGATCTTTGGCGTGATTACCCTGAAGAATATGCGCGTGGTGTGGCAGTGGAAGAACAGCTAGGCCACACGTTCAGATCACCGCAACGCGACGCATGGCCTGCGGCGTTGAAAGATTTGGCGGTTGAATTCGCCAATGGCCGCAAGATTCGGGGGGACGGTAACGCTCCAACGTGCAGAGTGTGTTCGTTATGAAACCGCAGTATCAAATCTCTTTTTCTGGTGGGCGCACTAGCGCCTACATGACCAAGTTGTTGCTCGACAACTGGTCAGACAAATACGAGTTCATTGTCACGTTTGCCAACACGGCGCTGGAACACCCCAAGACGTTGGAGTTTGTCCATAACTGCGACGTGCATTTTGGTTTTAACACTGTGTGGTTGGAAGCAGTCGTGCATGATGGCCGCGTCGCTAGTACGCACAAAGTTGTTGATTACATTAGCGCAGCGCGTAACGGCGAACCGTTTGAGGAAGTTATCAAAAAGTACGGCATCCCCAATATGGCGTTTCCGTATTGCACCCGTGAACTCAAGATCAACCCCATGAATTCGTATTTGCGAAGCCTTGGCTTTGATTACCGCACCATCCCGACAGCAATCGGCATCCGTGAGGACGAGAAACGCCGCGTCAGCAAGACCGCTGAAGCCAAGAATATCGAATACCCTTTGATTGACGTGTGGCCGACAGACAAAAGCGACATTTTGGATTGGTGGTCTGAACAAGCCTTTGACCTTGGGATTGACGAATTTGAGGGTAACTGCCAAGGATGCTTTAAAAAGTCCATTAAAAAGCAATTCATGCAGATTGAACGTGATGCCGGTATCTTTGATTTTCATCGGCGCATGGAGCAGCAGTACCGATCGCATGGCCCTCAAGTCGGTGACCGTGTGTTCTTTCGCAAGAACATCGACACCATTGGGCTGTTTAAGCTATATGAAGAAAATAAAGATGCGCCGACGCGGTTAAGCCGCGTTGACGAGGATGGTGGTTGTTCCGAATCGTGTGAAGTTTACGAAACGACCATCGAATAAAAGAAAGCCCCCGTGGATAAGACGGGGGCTAAACACTCAACTAGGAGAACGAACCGTGTTAGATTTTCTCACAAAATTAGCGCCAGAGGGCGAAACTTTTTTAATTGTGCGGCAAAAGCCACAACTTAAAGAGGGCGAGTACCAGTACCACGCCGACGGTGCGATCAAGTGTACGTGGCCTGCCATGCTACCCGACGCCAAGATCAAGGATGATTGGGCGATCTACGGCAACACTGCGTCGTTCATCGTTGACCGATTCAGAGATGGCCACGTCAGCGCCAGTGCCGCCAACTGCGAGTATGTCCTTGTGATGGTGCTGGACGACGTGGGCACCAAGGCCACCGTGCCGCCATTAGAGCCGACTTGGAAGATGGAAACGTCCGAAGGTTCGTTCCAGTGGGGTTACGTCTTCAATGAGCAGCCAACCAAGGCCGACTTCAGCGCCGCCATCATTGCCATCGCCGAAGCAGGTTACACGGACAAGGGCGCGATCAACGCCGTGCGTAATTTTCGTCTGCCTGGCAGCGTCAACATCAAGCCCGACCGCAATTCGTTTAAGTCCGTCTTGCGTGAGTTCCATCCAGAACGTGACTTTTCATTAGCGCAAATCTGCACTGCCCTGAACGTAACGCCTGCCGCGTCGGTGGATGCGTACAAGCCGATCCGCATCTCAGATGACGGCACCGATGACGTGATGATCTGGCTGTCTGAGCAGGGTTTACTCTTATCCCGCCCGAATCAAGAAGGTTGGGCTGGCGTGATCTGCCCCAACAGCGCCTCACATACCGACGGCAACCCCGAAGGCCGATATATGCCTGCGAATCGTGCTTATACCTGCCTGCACAGCCATTGCATTGACTTTGGCAGCCGCGCCTATTTGGATTGGGTCGCCGAAAATGGTGGGCCAAAACACACACCTGGTTTGCGTGAAGAACTGCTTGCGTCTGTGATGGGCGCGGCGGTTAACAAACTCCAACCTACCGAAGCGTTCCCCGATGCGGCAGCGGCTGTGATCGCAGAGGTCGAGCGTAAAGAACTGCAACGGGTCGAGAAGGAAGGCTGGTACGAACGTTTCGCCTACCTGCAAGACGATGACGCCTTTTTTGATCTAATCGAGCGTCACGAAGTGTCCCGCGCGTCGTTCAATGCCATCTTTCGCCATATCGCCTGCAACAGTTTGCATGGCAAACGCCCCAAGATTGAGGCAGGCACCTGTTACGACGAAAACCGTCAGAAGAAAGGCGCGCGTATCCTGAAGGGTGTCACCTACGCAGCAGGCGAGTCTATCCTCTGCTCGCGTGACGGCATCGTCTACGGTAACCGCTGGCGCGATGCGCGTCCGGTGGCAGTCGCAGGCAACATTAAGCCTTGGCTCGATCACGTCGAGCGTATGGTGCCTGACGAAAAAGAGCGCGCGCACGTCTTTGACGTGATGGCGTTTAAATTGCAGAAGCCCCACATTAAGATCAATCACGCCGTACTGCATGGGGGAAACCCTGGGTCGGGTAAAGATACGATGTGGGCACCGTTTTTCTGGTCAATCGGTGGCAAAGCCTTGCGGAACGTCTCCCTTGTCCGCAATGAGGAGATCACATCCCAATGGGGCTACGCCTTGGAGACTGAAGTTCTGGTTGTCAATGAATTACGCCAGAGCGAGGCGAGGGACAGAAGGGCGCTTGAGAACACAATGAAACCCTTAATCGCCGCGCCGCCTGAGTTTTTATCGGTGCAGCGTAAAGGTCTAGCGCCTTACGATCTGGTGAACCGTCTGCAAATCATCGCGTTCTCGAATGAGCGCGTTGCCATCAACCTCCCGTCTGATGATCGCAGGTGGTTTGTCATCTGGTCGGACGCCCCGCGCATGAATGACGCCGATGGCGCGAAAATATGGGCGTGGTTGGAGGCAGGGGGCAAGAGCGCTGTCGCCGCGTGGCTTCACGCCCGTGACGTGTCTGCCTTCGCGCCTGGCGCAACACCTATGCTGACAGAAGCCAAGGCCATTATGGTTGAGGCCGGTATGAGTGGCGCTGAGTCGTTCCTTGTTGATCTTATGCGTAACCGTCTAGGTGAGTTTTCCAAAGGCGTTGTCGGTGCCCCTTGGCACGCCCTGTGCGACCGTTTGCAGGGGTCGGTGCAGGGTTCGGTGCGAATTGTGCAGCCTGCCCTTCTACACGCCTTAAAAGAGGCCGGATGGGTCGATATGGGGCGGCTGAAGTCTCGCCGCTTTGACAACAAGAAGCACATCTTCGCCGCGCCAGATATGGCGACAATGCCAAAATCTGACCTGCGAGACATGGTAGAAACCGCGCCGCCCTTGTCTGTGCGGTTGGTGAAATGATTTAAGGGGCCGCAAGGCCCCTTAATCGTTATAAATCTAAAACTGCAATTAGTAGAGCGGCGAGAAGTAAGGCGAGCGCAACAGTCATTCTATTTGCTCTCTCATGCCGTCAATGGCCGCGTTAATCTCATCGCCCAAATCGGGCGCATACAGGTCGAGCGCCTGAAGTAGCGTCAAGGCCGCGAGTTCAAGGTCGGCGATTTTGGCGAACAGTTCGGCGGTGTTTGTAAAGCCTTCGGCGTGGGCGAGGCGTTCGCGTTCTTCAAAAGTGAGTCTAGTTAACATGGTTTGTCCTTTAAAAATTGGTGTAAATGATTGCGCCGGTTGAGGTGATGCCAACAACGTCTGTTTTATCGTGCAAATAATCCAAAACAGCAGCAGCAATATCTGCGTCAGTTTCGCAACCCTCCAAATCAAACCTGTAGTTTTTTGCAATGCCTTCAGGGTTTTCCTCAGTGTAATCGCAGCACAGCGCAATGACATCCAGTGTGGATTGTTCACCTGTATCTTGCTCTAATTGCTCAAGGTAATCAAACAACAAGCCCAAGCCCTCATAAGAGAACTGGTCGCCGCGATTGTGGGCGCGGAATTCGTCGCGGAATTGTGAGGCGTTGTCAATGGTGATGTACATAATGTGCTTTCAGTTGGAAAAGATGACGCCGTTAGGCTGAATTTTGGTTAAGTTGGCGGTTGGCACGTAGCGCACTGTTCCGCCGTCTTCGTGGGCAACCCAAGTGCCCGCAAAGTCAACCGCGGCAGTGTTGCCCGTAACGCTGACGACAGTGCCGCGCGCGCGGGTGCCGTCCATCGTGCGGCGGATGACGGCTTGAGAAAATGCGACTTTATCGCCGATAGTTAATTTAGACATAGTGGGCTTTCAGAATGTGAGGATGTCGAAATAAGCCAAGGCGCAGACCGTCAAGGCGGCGGCGTAGGCGAGCACTGCGAGGATGTCCATTGCGGCGGCGCGGCGCTTTTCGAGGGCTTCTTGCGTGGGTTTGTAGGTGTAGCGGTGCATGATGTTTTCCTTTAGTTAATCAAGATGGCCATAACCGTTGATGGCATTCATTTGTTTACGCAATTCATCTGTCGTTGGCTCGTCATTCCAATGCATTGCGTTTTCAAAGGCTTCACGGTAGTTGGCGTCAAGATGGGCTTGCGCGACTTCCAAAACAGCGGCAAGTTGTTCAGGCGTCTCAACATCGCGCCACAGTTGGATGCGCTTGTCTTGGTCGTACAGTGCATAAATGTTGTCTGCGTATTCTTCGACAACGACCATGCCATCGCCGTCAGCGCAAAATGAACGGACATTGCAACCCAAATCACCGCGCATGATTACCCAAGTAATTAGAGAAGAGTCGATGGTTTTTAAACGCTTAGTTGTGGACATTGTGGATACCTCATTAAGTTGTTGAGGTGTTCAGTGTAACTGATTTCTTTACCTGGTCAACAACTATTTTCAATAGTTGAGTGAGTTGTGGGGGTTTACAGGCGATCGCTTCACGCCAGAGCGTTTGTGGATGTTGTGGACGCGCGGTGGATAGCGAAAAAATGGGGGCTTGACCCACGCTGCAAACCACGCCGAACATGGGGTTGAGTTGCTTTGTGGATATTGTGGATAGTAGAGATCATTAAAAGAAAAACCCACCTGCTTAAAAAATAGGCAAAAGGGGTACAGCGATTTGAAACGCACGTCCAAAGTGTCCACAGTGTCCACACTTTGCCCCGACGCATTTTGCCCACGCAAACAGGTGCGGACATTGTGGACAATGACCTGATGACCTGCTTGCCTGCTTGCCTGACTGTCCACAATGTCCACATAGGGTTTGGCTACCAGGTGTGGACAGTCCGCATAGTCCACAGGATTTTGCTCGAGGGGGAGGGGGTAGGGCCGACAGCAAAGGGCCTGCTGTAACGGAGCGTTTGCAGACAATTTATTTTTTTAATGCAGGTTGTAAAACAATTTTTATTTTTTAATTTATACTGGCGGCACGCATTCACGCGGCCATACAACTATGAGTTTTCATTCACTGCCACTTATCATCAACGAGATACGCGCTACTGAGGCGGTGCTTAACCGCATCTATGACGCAGCCAAACTCGGATTGAAGGGCGACAACTTAGCCTTTGCGGCAGGGATGTTGCCTAAAGCCTATCGTCAGTTGTGCGAGATGGACCCTGTGGCCGAGTTGGCCGAACATAAAGGCCGCGCAGATGGGGAAATGCGCGCGTCTAAGCAACTACACAAGGCATCTGACCAGGGCGACGCTAAAGCTACACTGGCTATTCTGCAAAACGTCCACGGCTGGGTGGCCAAGCAGTCCCTCACGGTCGACGTCAATCAGCAGATTAGCATCCTTGGCGCACTGGCCGAAGCCGAACGCCGCGCGCTGGATGTGATTGATGTCGAAATACTAGAAGTCCAAAATGCAAAGCACCAAGTACAGCGCTGAAGACGAACAAGAACTGATGGCGCGGTTATGGGCACCGCAGTACAAGGACAACCCACTGGCGTTTGTAAAGTTTATATTTCCGTGGTCGGTTAAGGGCACACCGCTAGAGAACTTTGAAGGGCCGCGCAAATGGCAGCGCGAGGTGCTGCAAACCATCACAGACCACATCAAAGCAAATAAAGGTGAAATAGACTTCAACACGCTACGGCAAGCGGTTTCATCTGGACGGGGTATTGGCAAGTCGGCGTTGGTCAGTTGGATCGTGATCTGGATGCTGTCCACGCGGATTGGCTCGACAACCATCGTGTCGGCTAACAGTGAATCTCAACTGCGCTCTATCACATGGGCTGAGATTACCAAGTGGCTGGCGATGTCGCTGAACTCGCATTGGTTTGAAGTTAGCGCCACCAGGTTGATGCCTGCCAAATGGCTGACCGAACTGGTCGAGCGTGATCTGAAGAAAGGCACACGCTACTGGGGCGTTGAAGGGCGGCTGTGGTCGGCTGAGAATCCAGACGCCTACGCGGGTGTACACAACTTCGACGGGGTGTTGGTAGTGTTTGATGAAGCGTCAGGTATCGACGACTCGATCTGGGCGGTGACGGCTGGCTTCTTTACAGAGAACACACCCAACCGGTTCTGGCTGGCGTTTAGCAACCCACGTCGCAACACGGGGTACTTCTACGAAACGTTCCACAGCAAACGGGAGTTCTGGCAAACCAAAGTGGTGGACGCCCGAACGGTGGAAGGAACGGACAAGCAGGTCTATCAGCAGATCATTGACGAATACGGACCGGACTCCGCGCAGTCGCACGTCGAGGTATATGGTGAATTCCCTAATGCGGGGGATGACCAGTTTATCTCCAGCTTGGTGGTAGACGACGCGATGAAACGGGAGAAGTACAAAGACCCATCAGCGCCGATCGTGATCGGGGTAGACCCCGCGCGGTTTGGCGCGGACGCAACAGTGCTGGCGGTCAGGCAAGGGCGAGACATTGTGAAGATTATTCGGCACAGGGGCGACGACACCATGACGGTGGTTGGGCATGTGATCGAGGCGATTGAGGAATGGAAACCCGCGATGGTGTTCATTGACGAAGGTGGGCTGGGCGCGGGGATCGTGGACAGGTTAAAGGAACAGCGGTATAAAATCAAGGGCGTCAACTTTGGCTGGAAGTCTAGGAACCCTGCCATGTATGGCAACATGAGGGCGCAGATTTGGGGTGATATGCGTGAATGGCTTAAAAGCGCCAGCATTCCAAACGACAGGTTCTTGAAAACTGATTTGATTTCGCCTATGATGAAGCCGGACTCCAAAGGCTCGATATTCTTGGAATCTAAAAAGGATATGAAAGCGCGCGGATTGGCGTCACCCGACGCTGCGGATGCGATAGCGCTAACATTCTCGTACCCCGTGGCCAGCCGTGGGGAGTACAATTTAAAAACAGAGCGCCGCGTGTCTTCTGATCGCGGCATGGTTTCAACCAGTTGGATGGGGTCTTAACATGGCGACTAAACAGGGGCTTTATGCTAAACAACAACGAATTGCTGCTGGGTCTAAAGAGAAGATGCGAAGCCCTGGTGATAAGGGTGCGCCAACTGCCAAAGACTTTAAAGACTCTGCTAAAACGGCTAAGAAAGGAAAGTGATGCCCCTCGTTAAATCTAAATCACCCGAGGCGTTTCGCAAGAACGTAGCTGCTGAAGTAAAAGCTGGCAAGCCGGTCAAGCAAGCAGTCGCAATCGCATACTCTGTTAAGCGTGCTTCTCCACCACCGAAGAAAAAATGACCCCAAAAGCCCTGCAAAATTGCCTGATCATGGAGCGTGATGTTGAGACGCACGCGCTGTTCATATTGCCACCTGGCGAAAAACTTGGCACTGGTGTGGTACTATCGGCAGGCCCAGATTGCAAAGACGTTAATGTTGGTGATCGTGTATATTTCGATGTCGGGCAAGAATTTACGCATAACGGCAAAGAGTATGTGCTAATGCGCGAACCTCACGTTTTAGGGGTCTTTAATGGCTGATCCAACCGGAATAGTTGCTGCGGCTAATGTTGCTGCTGGCGGCAAACCACTGAAGTCTGACGCAGACATCCTGACCGTTGCGCGTGCAAGGTTGGACATGGCTGTCTCTGCGCTATCCGAATCCCGTGAAGACGAAACCGATGACCTGAAGTTTTATGCAGGCTCACCCGACAACCATTGGCAGTGGCCTGCTGACGTACTGGCCACCCGTGGCGCGGTGCAAGGCCAGACCATCAACGCCCGTCCTTGCCTGACTATCAACAAATTGCCCCAGCATGTGCGGCAAGTCACCAACGACCAACGGCAAAACCGCCCAGGCGCTAAAGTCATTCCTGTGGATGACAACGCCGACATTGAGGTGGCTGACATTTTCAACGGCATGATCCGGCACATTGAATACATCAGTGATGCGGATGTGGCCTACGATACGGCGTGCGAGAACCAAGTGTCCTACGGCGAAGGGTATATTCGCCTGCTGACTGAGTATTGCGAAGACAACAGCTTTGACCAAGACATCAAAATTGGCCGTGTTCGCAACAGTTTCAGTGTCTACATGGACCCTACGATCCAAGACCCAACGGGTGCGGATGCCAAGTATTGTTTCATCACTGAAGACCTGCAAAAAGAAGAATTTGAGCGCATGTACCCCGATGCTGCGCCGATCACCACGCTCCAGTCGTTGGGTGTGGGCGATCAGTCGATCAGCAACTGGCTTAATGAGGACACGATCCGCATTGCCGACTACTACTACATCGATTACGACCGCACAACGCTGAATTTGTACCCTGGCAACGCTACGGCGTTTGAGGGCACACCTGAAGACAAGCAATTAAAAGCGTTTTACGGCAAACCCATCAAGTCCCGCGAGTCTGACCGCCCAAAAGTGCGGTATTGCAAGATC